GTCATCGAAGCTCTGGAGAGGGGAGCTGTACTTCTTCTAGATGAGATTGACCTGGCATCTAACAAGATCATGTGTCTTCAGTCTATTCTTGAAGGCAAAGGTGTCTTCTTGAAGAAGATTGGTAAGTGGGTTGCTCCTACTGATGGTTTCACTGTCATCGCCACTGCTAACACCAAAGGTAAGGGTTCTGATGATGGTCGTTTCATCGGTACTAATGTGCTGAATGAAGCGTTCCTTGAGCGTTTCCCTGTGACCTTTGAGCAGTCCTATCCTTCTCCTGCTACTGAGCAGAAGATTCTCTCTTCTCTGATTGAAGACACTGAGTTCTGTAAGCGTCTTGTAGATTGGGCAGACATCATCCGTAAGACTTTCTATGATGGTGGTGTGGATGAAGTTATCTCCACTCGTCGTCTGGTCCACATTGCTCGTGCATATGCTATCTGGAAGGATAAGCAGAAAGCTATCCAAGTCTGTCTGAATCGTTTCGATGAAGAGACTAAGAGTGCCTTTATGGATCTCTATGACAAAGTTGATGGAGATGTTGATTTCAAGGTTGAACCAACCATTACTGGACAAACTGACACTACGGTGGTAGAATGATTAATGCATGGGCATTATTATACGACGAACTTTATGATGAGGAAGGTAAAATGATTACTCCCGATGATGAGAGAGATTCTCTAGAATGGGTGAAACAGAATGGAGGTTTTGAATACACTCCTGAACCTCCTACTGGTAATGTAGAAATCACTGCCGATGGATTTACTTGGCCAGTACAAGATGTGCCGACTAGCAAACCACGGAGTCATTTCAAATTCAATGAGGATGTAATTCTTAAAGAAGTTAAGGACTACATCAGTGGCACCTATCGTGCCCACTATAACTCTGGCAGTGGGATTCAGACTCTTGATCTGATTAATTCCTGCGGAGACGCTGAGGCATTCTGTCGCAGCAACATCTTGAAGTATGCATCTCGCTACGACAAGAAAGGAACTGCAAAGATGGATATCCAAAAGATTATTCATTATGCTGTTCTTCTTTATCACTTTAGCGGCTTAGACCAGGAGAAACTTGAGCGTGGATATGAAACTTTCTGATAAAACAATCGATCTTCTTGAAAACTTCTCTTCAATCAACCAGTCTATTCTGGTCAAGAAGGGCACCAAACTTCGTACTATTTCTGTGATGAAGAACATTCTTGCAGAAGCAGATGTTGATGAAAGTTTTGAGAAAGACTTTGGCATTTATGACCTGCCTCAGTTCTTGAATGGTGTTGGGATGATGAATGATCCTGATATTGATCTCAAGAATGATTCTTACATGGTCATTCGTGAGGGTCAGACCACTAAGGTTAAGTTTGCCTTTGCTGATCCTGAGGTTATCGTAACTCCTCCTGAGAAAGGTATCACACTTCCTACTGAAGATGTGTGCTTCCAACTTGATAGTTCTCAACTTCAGAAGCTTCTGAAGGCATCTTCAATCTATCAGTTGCCTGACCTTGCTGCCATTGGCGATGGTGAGCAGATTGTTCTTTCTGTTCGTGACAAGAAGAATGATAATTCTAATGAGTTCTCTTTGATTGTTGGCAAAACTGATAAGAGCTTTGAGTTCAACTTTAAGATTGAGAACATCAAGTTGATTCCTGGTTCTTATGATGTGGTAATTTCAAAGAAACTTCTTTCTAAGTTCACTAACCACAGTTATAACCTTGTTTACTACATCGCACTTGAACCCGACTCAAGCTACGAAGGTTGATCTATTCACGATAAGTGGTACTAAGTACCACATTAGACAGTGGGCAGAGCACAAAGATCGTATTCTAGATATGATTCCTAATCAGAATGATTTTGATAATCATATCAAGTTTACTGATTACATGGAAGAATCTTCTAATGATTATAAAGAAGATGTGCTCTTCCTACTTCAACCTTATCTGAACGACTTTTACCAGAGATCATCTTACAAATTTAAAGGTATTGCAAATATGTGGTGCCAGAGGTATGATGCAAGAGACTACTTTGTTCCACATGATCATGGTCCAATGGGATACTCTGCCATACTTTATGCAAAACTGACTGATGATCATAAAAGCACCCTTTTCTTTTCACCATTCAATGATGAGCATGGTTACCATCCTTGCTATAATCCAGATGTAGTAGAGGGTGATTTGTTTTTCTTCCCTGCTAATCTAATGCATACAGCTCTTCCTCATGATAGTGAAGAGGAGCGTGTGATTATTTCGTTCAATTTGATATGAACATCTTTGTGACTGATCCTGATCCTAGGGTCTCAGCTCAGGTTCTTCCTGACAAACATATTGTTAAGATGCCCCTTGAAACATGTCAGATGGCATCTGTAATATTCTCCAAGTACCATTGGGACTGGGGCACAATCAATAAGAAAGATGGCACTCCTTACCGTACCACAGGTGGGTTCAGGAACCATCCCTGCACCGTGTGGGCAGCGTCTAGTAAGGCAAACTTTGCTTGGATGCTCCACCACGGTTTTGATCTTATGTGGGAGTATCAGAAACGGTTTGGTAAGGAGCATGGATGCTTCCAGACCATGTGCCAAGCAATGACCATCTATCATGATCGTCTCAAAGATGTAGATGGCAGCATCTACGATTATAAAGATGCAAAGGACTTCGCTCGTGCCATGCCCGACGAGTTCAAGTATGATGATACAATAGACACATTCACCGCTTACAAGCGGTACATTGCCTCTAAGCCTTGGGTCAAGGACAACTATCGTCGTATTCCTGAGCGTAAACCTGATTGGATTTGATTATGCGTAGTGAATTTTTGTGGGTAGAAAAATATCGCCCCAAAAAGATTGATGATTGTATTCTTCCCGACTCCACTAAGAAGACATTCAAAGACTTCCTGGAGCAGGGTGAGATCCCCAATCTCCTATTGACAGGTCCTGCAGGTTGTGGTAAAACTACTGTAGCACGGGCTCTGTGCGAACAACTAAACTGTGATTACATTATTATCAATGGATCCGATGAAGGACGGTTTCTCGATACTGTACGGAATCAAGCAAAGAACTTTGCTTCGACCGTATCACTTTCTTCAGATGCACCGCACAAGGTCATCATTATCGACGAAGCTGATAACACCACCCACGATGTACAGCTCCTCCTACGGGCTAATATTGAGGCGTTTTATGGCAACTGTAGGTTTATCTTCACCTGCAACTTCAAAAACAAAATCATCGAACCACTTCATTCCCGTTGCGCTGTGGTTGAATTCGGAATTGGGGGAAAGCAAAAGCCCGCAATTGCCGCAGGATTCTTTGCCAGACTCCAAGAAATCCTGGGTGCAGAAGGTATTGAATTTGATAACAAGGTCCTGGTAGAGCTTATCAATAAGCACTTTCCTGATTGGCGGCGGGTACTAAATGAGTGCCAGCGTTATTCTGTTGGTGGTAAAATAGACTCTGCTATCCTCGCTGAATTTGGAGATGTAAAAGTAAATGATCTTATTAAGAAACTTAAGGAAAAGGATTTCCAAGCGACCCGTAAGTGGGTCGTTAATAATCTGGACAATGATCCTGGTGTACTTCTGCGCCGTGTTTATGATGCTCTTCTTACATCCCTGGAAGGTCCTTCTATTGCTGCTGCCGTGCTCATTATTGCTAAGTATCAGTATCAGATCGCGTTCGTAGCGGACCAAGAGATAAATCTGTTGGCAGCTCTTACAGAAATTATGGTGGAGTGTAATTTTAAATGAAAGCATATAAAACCCCTCTAAGATATCCTGGTGGCAAGTCTCGTGCCGTCCAGAAGTTGTTTGAATATATTCCTGAAGATAGAACTTTTAATGAGTTTAGAGAACCTTTTCTTGGTGGAGGTTCTTTTGCTATTGAATGGTCAAAGAGATATCCAGATACTGCTGTTTGGGTTAGTGATCTTTATGAACCCCTTGTCAATTTCTGGCAGCATGTTCAAACTGATGGTAAAAGACTTAGGGATGAACTTGTACAGTTGAAGTACAGACATCCAGAACCATCAAGTGCAAAAGAGTTGTTCCTAGAATCTAAAGATTATTTGGCAACGGGTGATAATAATTTTCATAGAGCTGTATCTTTCTATGTGATCAATAAGTGCTCTTTCTCTGGTCTTACCGAGTCTTCTTCTTTCAGTAAGCAAGCATCAGAAAGTAACTTCTCGATGCGTGGCATTGATAGAATTCCTGGATTCCAAGACATTATCAAGAAGTGGAGGATTACTAAGAGTGACTACGAGGTCTTGTTAACTAATAACGAGGACATCTTTGTTTATCTAGATCCTCCTTATGATATCAAAGATAATCTTTACGGAAAGAGTGGTGATATGCATAAGGGATTTGATCATGATAGGTTTGCCTCTATCTGCGACAAATATAAGTGCCCTCAGTTGATTTCTTATAACGCATCTCAGCTCGTTCGCAATCGTTTTGAAGGATGGAATGCATCTGAGTTCCAGCATACTTACACGATGAGATCTGTTGGTGAGTATATGAAGGAACAGCAGGGAAGAATGGAACTTGTTTTGACTAATTATTGAAATGGAACTTAAAGACTGGTTGAACTCGATCAACTTAACTAAGAAAGATATCACTGAAGAGGATCCCACCAGCATCAAAAAGTATCCTCCTTTCATTGTAAACCGCTGTCTTGCTGGTCATATCGATGCGATTATGTTTGCTAATGAGATGAACAAGCATCCAAATCTTGATAAAGATATGCAGTACAACTTCATGCTACATAGCATTAGAAAGAAGAAAAGATTCTCTCCCTGGTTGAAGCAGGAGAAGATCAAAGATTTAGAATTAGTCAAAAAATACTACGGATATAGCACAGAAAAAGCACAGCAAGCTATGCGAATCCTCAGTAATGAACAGATTGATTTTATCCGCAAAAAACTTGACACAGGTGGCATCAAATGAAAGTTTTAAGTATTGACATCGACTATGTTTTTGACAAAGTTGATGAGTGGCCAAACGAAGATAATGAGATGTGGGATAATTGGCAAGCAATTTCCAAATGGCATTTCTATTTTTGCAAGTATCCTGACCTAGATGATCGGGAGAAGATCGTTAATGAAGAAAATCTAGACTATCTGCTTGAGACTTATACCAAAGCTTTGGACGCAAGTCCAAATGCAAAAGTATGCTTTGGTTTTGATCATGATTTTATTCTTGAGGGACTTGAAGGAGACAATATTGACCTAGTAAATATTGATCATCACGATGATTTTCTTTCTGGTTCTAACCTTGATGGTGATGCTTCTCATGAGTTAGATGAGGATATCTATCTAGGTGGTCATGTCTTAGAATGGGCTAACATCAAAGCGTTCAATAAAGTTGATGAGGGTAACTGGGGAGCAAAACTTCATATTGATGGCAGACTAAACAGTATGACTTGGATTAGAAATCCATACGAGCATATCTGTGATACTCGCATCTTCGTAAATCAGTTTATTTGTAAGCATATGATGCCTACACCAACAACATTTAATGCTTGTTTTAAGGATGAATATGATCATGGTGATTACAAGTATGATCATATCTTTGTTTGTATCTCTCCTAGGTATCTTCCACCCAGTCAGTGGGAATTGATGTCTCTTTTCATGGCAATTTATGAGGATAAAACTGGTAAAGATTGTATGATTGATGAATGGTGGGATCAAAGATATATTGAGAAGTCATATAACAAAGGACCATATGAAATCATCAAGAAAGGATTGCTTGATTATAAAGAACAGCTGCGCTAAATAGTTGAAACTTTTTGATTTATTGAGA